ACTTCGATTTCTTGCTGTCTTAATCTGTTTCGTTCATATTCGACTACACCCATAAACAAAACCACTACAAGCACATATATAATATTATACTTATTCTCAGAATGAACAAAAACACAAGTAATATAATATAAAAAGAGTAACCCTTTTCATATATAATATAGGTATATTATTATATTATTTGTTTAAAATGCGCTTAGGAAGGGCTGGTTTGGCGTTAATTTCCGGTTCTTTTTGGCTCGTAGAGGCGTTTACCCCCCCTAAAACAGCGCCCAAACCACTCTTATTTGCCGCATATTCTACTATCATAGATGTCCAGTCACCATCCTTGGCCGCTTTTCTTAAATTATTCATAGGGTCTAATTCTTTGGCTTTTTTTGTCATGGCACCAACAGAACCAAAAAAAGAATCTTGGAAAGCTTGTAGTTTATCATGCATTCGGTTTTCTATTTCTTCAATAATGGCTTCTAAAGCTTCAAGCAATACTTCATCACTCTCGGGGCTCTGAACCCAAGTAGTCCACTTTTTACGGCTTAATTCTGCTATGTATTGAGATAAGAACCAATAAAAGATAGTCCAAACAGTAGCATATGCTAACAATATATACGTATCAATGACCATTTAATTAGACAGTCCTTTGAAAAGTTTCAAGATCTAGTAAATCATACTTATACAACATTCTACTTTTGCTCTCTTTTTTTCGGAATAAGCCAGTCAGGTATTAAGTCCCTGCCGCCCACGCCAACAAGAGCACCAATAAGCGAAGTATCATCGGGGTCGCGACCTAACAAAGCAGGTAAAGCACCCGTTAACGCACCTTTTTGTTCAGGTGTTAACTCAATATTAGCTTCATCTTTTAACAATTTTAAAAAAAGCGCCCATAAAAGAGGGGTAAACACTACAGCCATTGTTCCACCAATCAATAAGGGGGTTGTTTCATTGTCTAAAAAAGTTTTAAAATCTTCATGCCTTCGGTGGTCTTTTACCGCATCCTCTTGTAATTTTGTAACTTTCTTAAGGGTAAACCCCTCAGGAATTAAGGCATAAGGCATCTAAAATTTACCTTTCTTGTAGTCGGGTTTCCAATCTAATTGGCCATAATCAATTTTAGTTGGATCTATAATTAATGGTTGTTTAATCTCTTCTATTTTTCCTAATTCAAATAATCCTAAGCCGCGTGGTGGTGGCACTGTTTTAGGTTTGTAAACAACAGGTTGACTTATTGTTGGTGTAGACGGAGCCATGAGTTGTCGTTTTTTCAATAAGTCAACGATAAAGAATAATTCAGCTATCATCATCATCCTTAAGCCTTCGATAGGCTTCTACAGCTTGCTGACCTCTGAATAATGTATCTAATAACTTACTTAATTGACTCATCGACGTTTTTTCCTTCTAAAGGCAACGCCCATTTTCTTTAAGTTTAATTTGCCATCACGGTATCTAAATTCGCTTTTCTTACTGTTAGCCTTAACAAACTTGTTCCATGCTGATAGTTTACGTTTAGGTTTAGCTATTGCCCTCATAAGTGGCGAAGGTTGAACAGTTACACCCCTTCCTGTATATTCTATTGGTTGTCTTAAGCCACCAAACATTTCAGGCCGAGCATCGGCTAAACCGTCCTTGTAACCCATGCGGTAATACTCGCGTTCTCTTTTGGTAGGCATTTAATTAGATACTCCTTTGAAAAGTTCCGAGATCTAGTAAATCATACATATAGAACATTATACAAGCCTCATAAACGCGGTTTCTATATCCGCTTCTCCACCGCTGTTATTAGTAATCTTAATTTGTAGTAGCTTTTGATTAGCTAATCTACCATATTGAATATAAAATATATTCCATACATCAGCTGTAAGGCTTTCACTATCACTTAACAAAGGTTCCATAACGCCACCGCTTGCCGCATCACCATTACCACGCAATATAGTTGCAGCGTTAACAGGTCTTAAATTAGCAAAGCTTTCACTATCAGGCCCCATAACAGCTTCAATAGCATACGTTCCGGCCCTTGTTGGTAAAATAGCAATAAAAAGCTCACTATAACCTGTCATATCTAAAGGCCATATAGTTCCACTTGTTGCGGTTTGAGGAACTAATATTACCCCCGTATTTGCTATTGCTTCGTCTTTACCAAATGCTCTAAACTGTTCGTCACTACTTGTTCTACCTTTCCAATCACCCTTGTCATCTACAAAGCCCGTGTCTAATATGGGCTGTATGTATTGTGGGACTTCTATATCCCCATCAACGGTTGCCGACTGAACGCCTGCCTTACGGGTTAAACTCCAAGGTGCATAACCTTCGCGGTTATAAACCATAATTACCTTATGCGAAAACTAATGTAACCGCACAACTTGCGGTGCCTACATCCGTGTCCATTGCCATAGCAACACTTACTTGGTTAGATCCTACAACCGGAATTGCGACATCTAAAGAGAATGGTAGATTACTTGCACCATTACTGGCGGGTGTGCCATCGACACCTTGTGAACCTACTGTAATTGTTTCTTGTCCCTGACTTAATCCGTCACCGCTTAACTGCATTGCGAAAGTTGTTGCGCCATTTGTGGCGCTGTCTGTTGCTACTGTTGCTATAATTCCAACAATGCTTGTTGCTTGCTTGGGAATTTGAATGCTCGCTGTCGTCGATTGTCCGTACAAACTCCCTAAGGAGGTCATAGAATCAGCCGCCGTCAGTGCGCCCTCACGAGTACGATAGAAGGCACACACGATTATGCACCTACCTTGTTTATGTTTGTTTTCATGTTTATGCCTTTATGCGGATTGGGCCAAGTTTGGCGAGGGTTCCGCTTGCGAACCCTTTTGTAAGTGCTTTAGCAATAAATGCTCCCGCGAGGGTGGCCGTTATTATTTGCTTGTTGGATTTTACACTTGATTCTAATGTTTGCATTGCGCCTTTAATGTTGCCTTGCATTGCGCTGTCTAATGCTGTAGCGGCCCCAGTGCTTTGCATTAAGCTTAGCGCGGTTCCCGCTTCAATTGCTGATATGTTAAAACTCTTCTTTGCCCTTCTTCGAGGTGCCTTACGTCTTGCGACCATACACGCTTATTAGGAAGGCCCTTTAAAATGTTTCAAGATCTAGTAAATCGTATTTAACCCCTATCCTGAAGGAATTTAATACGGTCGCCATGTTCTTTTAAGATAACCCAAAGGGCTTTTTGTCCACAATGCGCGCACTGTTCTGCTTTAGGCACGTTTAATTCAGCACAATCTCGTTGGTCACAACGCCAATAGTCACGATATATATCTAATTCTTTTAGAGGTTTATATTCTTGTAAAGCCATATTTACAATGTGTGACATTGTGTAACCGTTCTTATCTGCTAATTTATGAACTAACTTAAGCATCTTCGTGTCTATAGTAAAAGATGTAGCTCTTACTTGTTTTCGTGGTCGGCCCATTTACTCAAATCCTAATTTTTTAGCTAATTCATTTAGTTTTTTTAATGCTTTTTGTCTTTGCTTCACGTTATCACCCCTCATTATTCTAACCCCAATGTTTCTTGATGTTTTATTTTGTAGGCTAAGGCTTCAGGATATGCAAAATGTTCTAAATGTTTAAGAGCTTCAAACTTTTGAACCTGCACTCCATACTTAGCTAATGCTACCAAAGCTTTCACTTCGATTTCTTGCTGTCTTAATCTGTTTCGTTCATATTCGACTACACCCATAAACAAAACCACTACAAGCACATATATAATATTATACTTATTCTCAGAATGAACAAAAACACAAGTAATATAATATAAAAAGAGTAACCCT